GAGCCAGTGACGGGAGCGACGGGAACCGAACCGGGCACTGAAGGCCAGGGGACAGAATCCGTAGGATTCTGGACCTCATCCGGCAAGTCGCGCAGGGCCTGCCTGTAGGCGAACCAGGCGTCTTTCTTGTCTTGGCTGAGGTGCGCGTCGGCCAGGGCGACCCAATCACTGGCTTGGAGTCGGTGGTTGCGTTCGGTGCGGAGGGCGGTCCATGCGGCGGCGGTCACGGTGTCGGCGTCGAGAGAGATCACGTACACGTCATCAACCACGGAAACCTTGAGGGGCTTGCCTTCGAGTCCGTCTGGGACGGGGACGGTCATGAAATCGGCCCAGGGGCCTGTAAGATTTGACGGGGAAGGGACAGTTCCAACGACCGAAGGTCCTGAAGGATTTACAACAGCCTGCATTCTCTACTATAACTCTGCGGAAATTTGCACAGTAACCGCACCTGTACCGCCAGCCCCCTGATTGTCGAACAATTTGCACGCTGCGCCGTTCGGCGGGTTGCCTCCACTGAAAGCGTTTATGTAAATAATCAAGGCGTTATCAATTGTAGCGTCACCCTTGAAGTATGCGGTGGGTGTATATGTAGTCGATCCAGCGTTCAAGCGAAGCGTGGAGGAAGGGTTGTTAATTGTGAGTGTAGGGGAAACATTACTGGAGACGCGCATAGGTACTGGCAATGGCAACGTGATATAAGCAGTGGGTGTAGACTCAACTGCTCCAAACCCCAAGACCATATACGGCTTGGGACCGTATTGTACGTAGTACCTCTGACACAGCGCCAACTCCTGAGCGTAATTGCGGAACTCGAAACCCGTAGCCACGGTCCCGCGCTCGAGCTGGACGCCTGTGAACTCGATGTAGTTGCCGGCCGACTGGACCCAGTTGTAAGCACCGGCAGCCGTCACGTAATTACCCGAAAGCCACGTATTTGGTGCGCCGGTGAAGGTGGTGCCAATATTATTGAAATAAAACAATGACATGCTGATTCCCACGCCATTCGTTGTGAGCCACGTGGTCCCGTTAGGTGGCGGGGGGATTGTCGCGGTCGCGTACTGCCAAGTGTTTGCGCCTATTGTTGTAACTGTTGATATGTATGAACTAGTTCCACCACTGTTTTTGAAAGGAACGCTCAAAACCGAACCTGACGGCAAGTTGGAACGGTACCAGAAAGAAAGGGTCACAGGTTGACCGAAAGACGAGCCCCATTTGAGATCTGAAATGTTGAACCCTTCGATGTATTGATAACCTGGAATATTATCCAAATTTGTAGTTGCTCCAGAGACGACCGTCACCGTGTACGAGTTAGAAAACCCAACTTGCCATGGAGTGTCAGATGCCGTTAAAAGTCTCTGGGCGACGGTTATCGTACCACCCGAAGCGCTCACGTAACTTCCCCAACGGTCGATCGTTTGGTATAACACTGAAGTAGACATCGTCGCACTCGTCCCCCTCTGCGCGATCCGCATGTCCCCGTTGATGATGCGATTCCTGAAAGACACCGGGTTTCCACAGGAAACCGTGCCCGAGACGACGAGATCGCCGGCAACCTCGAGGGACCTCTGAGGATTGGCGATGCCGACGCCAACCTTGGAGTCGCTGGTGACGCAGAGGGATTCTTCGGTGCCGTTGAGGACGTAGGAGTACATGTTTGTCGCGTTGGCCGAAACGACCGAGCCCACGACGAGACGATAGTAATTGTACCCTTGGGTTGCTGAAACCGTATAGGTTGATGAGGCTCCAGATGGAGAACCAGCATACTTGAACACGAGAGTCCAGTTGATTCCATCACGTGAACCAAGAAGCCAAGAGAGCGTAGGTTGATACGTGTTGTTGATGTTCACGAGTGAATAAGTCGACAGAATTACAGAAACAGGCATCTGAAACTGAATCCACTCACCGGCACACGCGTTACCGAGATTATCGACTGTCACGACTGACCCCGTGTATACACCGGACGCGTACCCTAAATTAGAACCCCATGCTGTTGCGCCGTTCCCATCAAATGCAAGCCAAGCTGGTTGGCCGGTGTACTCACTACTCGCACTCGCCACGTACTTGCCCTGCCCGTAAGTCACCGAGGCGTTCGAAGTTGTATCAAGGAGGTACGACGACATGGGCGCCGGGGGGTAAGACTGTACGGATCGCGTCGCACCCAATGAAACTGCGTTGAGCCCGCGGCCCTGGACCTGGAGGGTCGTGCCGACCTGACCGGCGAGCGAGCGGAGCAAAAGGAGGGTGGATGAGTCTGCGACGAACGGAGCGCTGGGAACCGTGTAGGTCGAGCCGGTGTACCGAGCGACGTTGGACACGCGGACGTCGGCGAGGTTGCCGTTTATTGTCGTGCCCGTGTTGAGCCAAGAAATTGCACCGATCTGGATACTCGAGGTCGGTAGATACCCCATGCCTGCAGCGGACACGGAAGCAGTGCCGACAGACGACGCATTGTATGAAGTGTACACATTGCACCGAGCCCCGTCGTATGTAGCAGCTACGTGATACCATGTACCTGTTGAGAGTGCAGGGCCGTTGACCTGTGTATCACCGCCAACTGAGTTGCCATATCGCCACGAAAGAACGCCTACTTGGTTGACGTACAGTGCCCAATCGTAGGTAGAGGCACCGACGCGCGAAATGATGCAATTCAGCTGATTACCAGCACTGAAATTATTAAAGTACACCCACCCCTCGATGGTCCAAGGCGAAGCCCACAAATTACTACACAGCGCACTGCTCGCCGCATTGCCGTAATCGATGTACCCGGTGCCGTCGAATCGTATCGAATCGAGCTGCGGGTACGTGGTCGAGTAGGGGCTGAGCGTGTTACTCGTAACACCTCCGATGGGAGTGGGGACGGCGCCATAGGACCCTGATTGGAGCGCCAGCGGAGTGACGTCCTGGATCGATGGGTAGGTTGGCAGGGGGTACTGAGAGTCGAGGGACCATGCGATTGTGGCGCCGGCGGGCACGGGTCCGAGGTTGGGGGAGGGTGTGAAGCCGGACATCGAGTAAACGTTACCAACCTGGCTCGCCGTTCCATATACCATACGAGCCTTGGCGATCGCGAATGCAGCGTAGTACCCGTAGTATCCGTTATTTAAACTGATTCCAGCGGCAGCAAGTTGGGGGGCGAAACCAGCGGGATAAGCCGACGCAGTTGATGTTCCTCCTGTCACGTTATACTGTGTCAAAGTCTGAATAGTTCCATTAATGAAGAGAGCGAGTGCTGCACTTGTTGTCTGAACACATATATGCGCCCATTGACCGGTCACAAGTGAACTCACCGGCGATGCGATAGCGTAAAAAGTCCCACCCCCGTTGAACCAGAAAGCCAACTGACCCGTCGTTGTTGCACCAAAACTCCAGTCACTAAATGCCCCTCCTGCAGCTTGCATGATTGTAAATGGTTGAGGGCCCGTCGCGTAAGTGTTTGAACTGGCGAATGTCGGGTAATTAATCCAAGCCTCTAGCGTAAACCCATACGTCTTCCAGTTTTGACCAAGTGGAGAACCGGTCTGTAAATAATAAGACCCCACCGTCCCCGGCAAGGTCAAGCAAGGTCCATAGGGCGAGGTCGAGGCGCCCGGGAAGTACGACGTCTGGAGGGCGAGGTGGCAATTTGAGTTACCAGTTACATATGACGGTTGTGTAATTGAAAATGGAATTGCAGGAGACGCGAGAGTAGGCACACCAGATATGAGCGCTCCTGATGGAACTGTACCTCCGTAAAATATACGCACATCAGCGATATTTCCTGTAAATGTACTGTTTGGAGAATCGGTGCCAATATAGACGTTTGCACCGGCCGTCAATCGTGGAGCCGTGGTTGCAAGCGACCCTGTCGTGGTACCGAGTCCTCCATTTACATAACACCGAACCGTGCCCGTTGTCGTTGTTGCGGGTATATACGATCCAGCAACGTGCGTCCACCCCGTTGACGTGGTGAACGCGGTTGCGTTAGAAGCCTGAACGGCGCCACCACTATTATATACACCAAAAACTAGTATGTTTCCCGTGTTAATATAGAGTGACCAATCGTATGTAGTACCCGACGATCTTTCAACGATGACTTGGCTTGTCCCTACTGCACGGAGGTTGATCCAAGCCTCGACGTAAAAAGCCGCGACCGATAAGTCGGCTCGACCAGGTGATGTTCCTTGATTCGGGAAGTTCACTCCAGAATTTGCAGTTCCTGGAAGGGTCACAACGTTATATGAAGTTCCTGAGACCACGTTCGAACCAATAGTCGCCGCATTACTCAAGTACTTCTGGATCAAGTTTGTGGTCGTGGTCAGAGGCACGGACCCCGTGACGTACGAAGAGACGTGGAGCGAGCCGGTCGGTACGCGGTCGGCCAGGACGTATGCATTACCAGAGGCGTCCGAAGTCACAGTCACGTTGCCGATAAACGAGGTGTTGCCTGCCACCGTAAAGGTTTCCGTTGCGAGCGACGGATTTAGGCCGACGCTGGCGATCGCCGCGTACAGATTGTTGGAGAAGGTACCGGTATTGGCGAACAGGTTGGTGGTTGTGAGGGCGTTGGAGACGAAGAGGTTGCCCGTGATGCGTGCGGCTGCGTTCGCGAGGGTCAGGGTATTGGCGAACAGGTTGGTAGTTGTGAGGGCGTTGGAGACGAAGAGGTTGCCCGTGATGCGTGCGGCTGCGTTCGCGAGGGTCAGGGTATTGGCGAACAGGTTGGTAGTTGTGAGGGCGTTGGAGACGAAGAGGTTGCCCGTGATGCTTGCGGTCGCATTTGAAAGGGTTAGGGTGTTTGCTGATATTGAGTTGCCCACCGCCAAGTTAGTAGGAGTACTCATAGAGTAAAAATTTCCTGTAGAACTTGCGTTTATAGCAGCGACATATATATAGGGAACTGTAATAGTATCGTAATTAAATGTTGTATCTGTAGCGTTTGAAGATATACCAGCTGTGTATAGGTTTGTAGTAGTAACAGCGTTTGCCGAGTAGATGTTGGAGAAGGCTCCAGTGTTTGCACCTGCAAGAGTGCCATAGAAGGTTGAAGCGACCATAGAATCGGTCACATACGCACTAGTAAAGTACGCACTTGGGGCTGATACTGCATTAGATGCGTAAATATTACCCAGAACAGTTAGATTGGCGCTCACTATACTCGTTCCTATACCAACATTTTCTAAATAGTAAACATTCCCCGTACCTGAAGTCCACTGCGAACCTATGAAACCTATAATATTCGTCGTATATATGTTTGCTATGTTTGCAACTGAAAGATTAGAAGTTCCTTGGACGTTCAGAGTGCCTGACAAGTAGGCGTTTGAAGTTGTGACGGCGTTAGAAACTACAAGGTTGGCAAGTGGTTGAGTAAAGGTGGGTATATTAGAGAGCAAACCACCGTCTCCAAAGTACACTGCCGCATTTATAGTTGCGAGGTTAGAAGTTCCTTGGACGTTCAGAGTGCCTGACAAGTAGGCGTTTGTAGTTGTGACGGCGTTAGACACGTATAGGTTGCCCGTGATGCTTGCAGCGGCGTTCGCAAGGGTCAGAGTGTTGGCGAACAGGTTGGTGGTTGTGAGGGCGTTGGCCGAGAACAAGTTGGAGAAGGCTCCGACGTTAGCACCCGCGAGCGCGCCGTAGAAGGTTGTG